GGATCGAAGTTGTATAACTCGGAGTAAACGTCTTTAATACGTAGGAACTTCTCACCGTGTTGATCAAAGTCATCGTCGCCCTTATAGTAAAGGTGTAAATGGATCATTTCGTGAAGAAGCGTTTGGAAGATAGTAATGAAGTGACCACAAGAACCAGAACTTATTTCAATAGCCATGTCCACTTCGTCAAAACATCCGTAAATACCAGGGTTCTTAATGACACGGAATGTAACTTTGTTAGACTTAGGCATCTTTAGGGTGTTAAAAGGGGGTAGCTGGCATGCCATGTTGTAGAGAATCTCTAAGTTCTTTTTAGTCAGAGTGGTTTTCATGTAGTTATTCTACCTTGTTTTAATAAAAACTATGTTACAATCATCAATAAAGCTGCAATTAATTTCAAAAGGTGTAACAGCGACACATGAATCAAGAAAATATCCAAGTAGATCAAGGACATAACTCACCTTCCGATGTGGTTATTATTCCGTACATAGAAGAAAACGTTCCTTTACCCCGAAATTCCCACGAAGCACTACCTAGTATGACCAATGAGAAGGAAGTTATGGTCAGAGCGACAACAATTAAGGAACTTAGTGACTTAACTGGCGAAGAAATTGCGCCAGATGCAAAACATAGGCTAGACGCAGAAGAAATTGCGCGGGATATGGTCACAAATCCACAGAAAAAGCAAGAATTTATAAATTACGCAAATGAAACGATGGCATACTTAGGCGGCATGGTAGGAACCTACAACCATATGATCGTGAATGACCTAGCAGAGTTAAAGTTATACGTGGTTAATAAGTTGGTCGAGATAGTACAAGATGAAGAGAGTAATCGCAAAGAACAAATCACGGCACTTCGTTCAATCGGAGAAGTAGACGGCGTTGATGCATTCAAGAAAAAGACAGAAGTCCTACATAAGGTTGAGAGTATTGATGAAGTTGAGAAAGAACTGATTAAACTGTTGAATGAATTTAAATCTCAAGGGCTTATAAAAGCAGATCCTCAAACGGTAGACGCAGAACTAGTTGAAGAAGAGGTAAAAGAAAAATCATTTGATGATATTGTACAAGAAGCGGTAGATGGAAGTACAACAGGAGACTAAGAATGAGAAGTTAACTCCCGCGATGGTGGCAGAGTTGATGAAAGCGGTTCCGACCATGTCGCCGGAGCTGAAGCGTAGTACACTAGAGAAGATAAGAGTATTTAAAAAGAACTGGGTACAAGATCACGGCAAGGATAACTTTTTAGATTTCATTGCACACGTCTACCCAGGCTACATGGTAGGAGCACATCATAGAAAACTGGCACAGATATTTGAAGACATTGCTGCGGGAAAAAAGAAACGCGTTATTGTTAACATCGCTCCGCGACATGGGAAGTCAGAGCTTATTTCTTACTTGGCACCGGCATGGTTTTTGGGTAAGTATCCACACAAGAAAGTTATTATGGCATCTCATACTGCTGACTTGGCAGTTAACTTTGGTCGCCGTGTCCGTAACCTTGTGGGTAGTGATGCGTATAAGGACATTTTTCCTCAAGTAGAACTACAGGCTGATAGTAAGTCGGCAAGTAGGTGGGGAACAAACTTTAATGGAGAATATTTTGCTATTGGTGTTGGTGGTGCCCTCGCTGGTCGTGGGGCTGATTTGTTTATCATTGATGATCCACATTCCGAGCAGGACGCCAAGTTGGGACGATCGGATGTTTTTCTGCCTGCTTGGGAGTGGTTTCAGTCTGGTCCATTACAACGTCTTATGCCAGGCGGTGCGATTATTGTAGTGATGACGCGGTGGTCTAAGCTAGACTTGACAGGTCAAATTGTGAACCAGATGGTTAAGAATGACGAAGTAGATAACTGGGAAGTCGTAGAGTTTCCGGCAATCATAGAAGACAAACATGGCAACATGAAACCTCTATGGTCAGAGTTCTGGAGCTTAGAAGAGTTATTAAGTAAGAAGGCAGCGCTAGATGTACGGTACTGGAATTCGCAATACTTACAAAACCCAGTGTCAGAAGAAGGCGCCTTAATTAAAAGAGAGTGGTGGAAGATATGGGACAAGGAAGATCCGCCTCAATGTGAGTTTACCATTATGTCTCTAGATGCTGCACAGGAAGCGAATACAAGAGCTGACTTTAACGCATTAACTATTTGGGGTGTATTTTTTAACGAAGAAACCAATAACTATAATATAATACTATTAAATAGTATTAAGCAACGACTAGAGTTCCCTGAGCTTAAAGAGCTTTGTATACAAGAGTATAAAGAGTGGGAACCTGATGCATTCTTAGTGGAAAAGAAATCTAACGGTGCGGCGCTCTATCAAGAGTTTAGACGCATGGGCATTCCTGTCGGTGAGTTCACACCGGGTAAAGGGCAAGATAAAATAAGTCGAGTGAATGCAGTGTCAGACTTGTTTAGAAGTGGTATAGTGTGGGCTCCCGATAGACGATGGGCTCATGAAGTAATTGAAGAGTGTAATGATTTTCCTAGTGGTGCGAATGATGACTTGGTTGATAGCACAACACTAGCATTGATGCGGTTTAGACAAGGTGGCTTTATACGTCTACCAAGTGATGAACCAGAAGATATACCAGGATTTAGAAGCAGTTCTCAAAAGAAATTATACGCGTTATAAGGAAATGAATTATGGCAATTAATATGGATAAAAGTTTATCACAAGCTCCTCAAGGTATAGAAGAGTTAGCAGCAGGCGCACCCGACTTAAGTATTGAGATTGAAAATCCTGACAGTGTAACTCTGGATGACGGCAGTATGGAAATTACAATCGTTCCTGGTAAAGAAGTAGGTGACGATGAATTCAATGCCAACTTAGCAGAAGAACTTGATGAAGGTACGCTAACAGAATTATCTGGTGATTTAATGGGTGAATATGATTCTGATATCTCATCTAGAAAAGATTGGTTAACTACTTATGTAGATGGTTTAGAACTACTTGGATTAAAAGTAGAAGAACGAACAGAACCATGGGCAGGTGCGTGTAACGTTTATCATCCATTGATGACAGAAGCACTTGTGAAATTCCAAGCAGAAACCATGATGGAAACATTTCCAGCAGCAGGTCCAGTCAAAACACAAATCGTAGGTAAACAAACAAAAGAAAAAGAAGACGCAGCTGAACGTGTTAAAGATGACATGAACTATCAGTTGACTGACATGATGCCTGAGTACAGACCTGAGCACGAAAGAATGTTATGGGGTCTAGGCTTAGCAGGTAATGCGTTCAAAAAAGTATACTACGATCCATCGTTCGAAAGACAAGTATCCATGTATGTTCCTGCAGAGGACATGGTGGTTCCATATGGCGCATCTAATTTAGAAACAGCAGAACGTGTCACACACGTCATGCGCAAGACAAAGAACGAATTAAGAAAATTACAAGTAGCAGGATTTTATCGTGATGTAGAGTTAGGTGATCCGTTCTTAGATATTGATGAAGCTGAGAAAAAGATTGCTGAGAAATTAGGTTTCAATCCTACAGAAGATGACCGCTACAAAATACTTGAGATGCATGTCTTAAGAGATATTCCAGAGCTTAGCGATAGTGAAGATGGCATAGCCCTTCCGTACGTTATTACAATTGAAAAGGGAACAGGCACAATACTTTCTATTCGCCGTAACTGGAACCCAACTGATACTAGAAAATTAAAACGTCAACACTTCGTTCATTATGGATACATACCGGGCTTTGGTTTTTATTGTTTTGGTTTAATTCATTTGATAGGTGCTTTCGCCAAATCAGGTACTATGATCTTACGTCAACTTGTTGACGCGGGTACCCTATCAAACTTACCAGGCGGTATGAAGTCAAGAGGACTTCGTATCAAAGGTGATGACACACCGATTGCTCCAGGTGAATGGCGTGACGTAGATGTACCAAGTGGTGCTATCCGTGACAACATTTTACCGTTGCCATATAAAGAGCCTTCACAAGTACTTAATCAATTGATGAATCAAATCATCGAAGAAGGTAGACGCTTTGCTTCAGCAGCAGATATGAAAGTATCTGACATGAGTGCTAACTCTCCAGTAGGTACAACTCTAGCTATATTAGAAAGAACATTGAAAGTGATGTCAGCTGTACAAGCTCGTATTCACTATGCAATGAAACAAGAGTTTAAATTATTAGCTGGTATTATTCGTGATTACACACCACCAGAATATAACTATGAACCTGAAATTGGTGATAGAAGAGCTAAACAATCTGATTATGATTGCTGTGAAGTTATTCCTGTATCAGATCCAAACGCTGCAACAATGTCACAAAAAGTTGTTCAGTATCAAGCTGTTATGCAAATGGCTCAAGCTAATCCACAAATCTATGATCAAGTAGAATTGAATCGTCAGATGTTAGAAGTCTTAGGTGTTAAAAATATTGGAAAACTTATTCCTAATGCAGACGACAAGAAACCTAAAGATCCTGTATCTGAAAATATGGACATCATTAATGGTAAACCTACTAAAGCATTTATCTATCAAGATCATCAAGCTCACTTAGCAGTTCATATGGCAGCTATGCAAGATCCAAAACTTATGCAAATGATGAGTCAGAATCCTATGGCACAACAAATGCAAGCCGCGGCATTAGCACATATTAACGAACATATTGCGTTTGAATATAGAAAACAAATTGAAGAACAATTAGGTGCAGAGCTACCAAAACCGGGTGAAAACTTACCGGAAGACGTTGAACTAGAATTATCTAGATTAACTGCAGCAGCAGCACAAAAACTTCTAGCTAAAGATCAAGCAGAAATGCAACAACAACAAGCGCAACAACAACAGCAAGATCCTTTAGTTCAAATGCAACAACAAGAGTTACAACTTAAAGCGCAAGACTTACAAATCAAAGCGCAAAAAACTCAAGCAGACATTCAACTTGATCAAGCTAAACTTGAACTTGAAAAAGAAAAACTTGCTTCTCATGAAAGACTTGAAGGCATTAAAGTTGGATCTAAAACAACGCTAGATAAGAACAGACTTGAAGGGGAACAACTGATACAAGGTGCTCGTCTAGGTATGGACGCAGAGTTTAAAAAACAAGAACATAGCCATAGAGAAAAAGAAACAGCTATTAATGCAGTTGATCGTTTAATGGAACATAAACATAAAGTAGAAGATAGAAATCTATCAAAGGAACAAACACAACCTAAGGAGTAACACATGGACCAAACGCTAGAACTATTATTGTCTCGAATAGAGGATCAGCGCAAAACAGTTTTAAATAATTTAGGAGACGGAGCTGCAAAAGATTTTGCTTCGTACCAAAATATGGCAGGATATATTCGAGGTCTATCCGTCGCAGAAAGTTTGATTAAAGACCTTGCACAAAGAATGGAGACATACGACGATGAGTGATCAAATACTCACAATGAATAAAAATTTGGTAGATGCAAATGGTCGACCGATTATTGTTCCGAAGATTGAAGATGTAAATGCAGAAGATATACCGATTGAAGAACGGGGTTTACAGTTACCGGAACCTAAAGGATATAAGATCCTTTGCGCAATTCCTGACGCTGCAGAAACTTATCAAGGCGGTATTGTAAAAGCAGATTCAACTAGAACTATTGAAGAACATTCAACGGTAGTTTTATTTGTAGTAAAAGTAGGTGACCTAGCTTATAAAGATGAGACTAGATTTCCTACAGGTCCATGGTGTAAAGAAGGCGATTTTGTTTTAACGCGTGCATACGCGGGTACTAGATTTAAAATTCACGGAAGAGAATTCCGCATTATTAACGACGATACAGTTGAGGGGGTTGTTGAAGATCCTCGCGGCTACACTCGCGCATAAGGAGTAATATATGGCTGACGTAAAAGATGGAGATATTGTTTTTGAATATCCAGATGATGACGAAATACCAGGTAATAAAGTTTCTGATGAAA